ATCGCTAGTGGTGTAACCGTAACCGTCCCAAGTGGACAAAGATGGGTGATATTATGACATGTAAAATTAATGCAGATACAACTGATGGTTTAAAGATAGTTTCTGATACTAGTGGTGCGGTAGATGTACAATCTAATGGCACAACAAGAATGACAGTTTTAGCTAATGGCAATGTAGGTATAGGTTCTACCTCTCCTACAACAAAACTAGATGTTTCTGGAAGTATGTTAGTAGATGCGTATAACGCCGTTGGTGAGGGTGGTGGTATTTTTTTAAGAGGTGGATTTTTAAATTCAAATCAACCATCAATTACTGTCCGTGACCATAATGGTTCTGCACCAGATGGATTATCTGTTAACGGTAATGACGGTGTAACTGTTAGAACAGCTAGTACAGACAGAGCAAGATTTACTGAAGATGGTAGATTATTTATAACTAATGCTGATAATTTTACGGACCTTAATAATGCAAACTTTGCTATAAATCATACTGTTGCAACTAGAGGGATGAATATTCATACGACTGGTACTGGCAATTCTGAAAGAATAACCTTTCAAAATGATAATGGTACTGTTGGAGCTATAGGAACAAATGGGTCAGCGACTTATTACAATACATCTTCTGATTATCGTTTAAAAGAAAATGTTAGTTATACTTTTGATGCAACCACAAGATTAAAACAACTCAAACCAGCTAGATTTAATTTTAAAACAGATGCAGACACAACAGTAGATGGTTTTCTTGCACACGAAGTATCAAGTATAGTACCAGAAGCAATATCAGGAACAAAAGATGCAGTAGAAAAATGGAAAGAAGGTGAAGAATTACCAGATGGTATATCTGTTGGTGATAATAAACTTGATGATGGTAATACTATTCCTGATTATCAAGGCATAGACCAAAGCAAACTTGTACCACTATTGGTTAAAACGATACAGGAACTTGAAGCACGAATAACAGCATTGGAGAGTTAAGATGGCACTAACATTACATGGCACAGTAGCAGATAACACAGCAGTCTTAAGTAGACGTAATGCTAAACCACTTATTATCAACGGTGATATGCAGGTAGCTCAAAGAGGTACAAGCACAACAGGTATTACAACTAGTGGTTATTATACAGTAGATAGATTTGCTGTAACTATTAGTGCTCTTGGTACTTGGACACAAACACAAGACACAACTGTACCTACAGCAAAAGGATTTTCTAAATCTTTAAAAATGGATTGTACCACAGCAGATGCAAGTCCAGCAGCAGGAGACTTAATTTTACTGTCATACAAAGTAGAAGCACAAGATTTACAACTATTAAAATATGGGACAAGTAGTGCAGAAGCATTTACTTTAAGATTTTATGTGCGTAGTCCAAAGACAGGCACTCATATTGTACATATGTATCAAAATGATGGTAACAGGCATATTTCAAAAGCATACACTATTAGTTCAGCAGATACATTTCAAGAGGTTATTATTAATATTCCAGGGGATACAGGCGGTACAACAAATAATGATAATGCATGTGGATTACAAATAGAATTTTACTTAGCTGCAGGCTCAAATTCAACAAGCGGTACATTAGCAACATCATGGGCTGGGTACACTCAAGCAAACTCAGCAGTAGGACAGGTCAACTGTGCAGACAATACAGCAAATAATTTTTTTATAACAGGATTACAAATGGAAGTAGGCGAGTATACAGCAGACACTATACCACCGTTCCAACATGAATTGTTTGGTGATAGCTTAATGAGATGTGAAAGATACTGTAAAGCAATTACTAAAGAAGCAAACTATGGTCCTGTTATGTTGGCACATGGCGTTGATGCTAACGTATGTAGAGGAGCATATTTTTTTCAAACACCAATGAGAGCAGCTCCAAGTTTTACACATACAGGTAACATTATTCGTTCGTTCGATACAGCTACAGCAGCTAGTAGTGCTACAGCAGTATCTAGTAGATTTTCTCATTCTATAGATTGGACAGCTAATGGATTATTTGCAGCAAACGAAGGTATATTAATGACTTTTAATACAACAGCAGCAAGTTTAATTTATAGTGCGGAGTTATAATGGACAAAGACAATATAAAAACAGTTAAAAAATTACCACCAGCGATGAGCGGAGAAGACACTACTATTGTACGAGTTACTTTACAAGATGATGCTTGGTGGGATGTACCAATGGTTAATGATAATTCAGACTACCAAGCAGTACAAGCATGGGCGGCTGTTGATGGTAATACCATAGCAGAGGCGGACTAGGAGATAACTTATGTTTTTTGGAGCAACCACATTTGCTGAAGATTGTTACGGATCAGAAGGTGTACCTAATACAGTTGTACAAGCAACAGGTATTGCTCTAGCCTTAAACCAAACAGACGTTGTTACTGTAGCAAACGCAAACGTCAGTCTTACTGGATCTGCGATGGCTTTTTCTATCAACAGCGTTGTTACTGTAGCTGATGCTAATGTAGTTACGACTGCAGCTGGATTGACCAGTAGTATTGGTATAGCCAATGGTATTGGTTGGGCAACTGTCAGCACAGGCACAGGTCAGACATGGACGTTAGTCGGCACAGGTACTTCACAAACATGGGTTCCTGTTGATGAGGTTGAAAAGGTTGCATAACGACCTTATAATGAATATAAACATACAAAGTAGGTAATTATGGCATCATCGTACTCAAGTGATTTAAAAATCGAACTGCAAGTAACTGGAGAAAACCCTGGAACATGGGGTGATAAAACCAATAACAACTTTAATGTTATTCAACAAGCGGTAGCAGGATACGAAGAAGTTAACGTTGCCTCTGGCGATGTTACTCTAGTAATGTCTAATGCAGCAGTATCTAATGCAAGAAACATGAGTATTAAATTTGTAGGTACTTTGGCAGCTAACCGAACTGTTAACATGCCTGCAAGTATTGAAAAGTTTTTTAATATTATTGATGGCACTGATCATGCAGGTTACACACTTACTTTTAAAGTAACCAGTCAAACAGGTTTTTTATTATGNGAAGGCAATCATTATGTTTGCCATTCAAACGGCACTGACATTGTTAAAGATCAAGAAACACGTTTTTGGCGTGTGGTCGCAGCAGCCGAAACAATACAAGCTGGAGCACAACTATTGGTTGATACTTCTGGTGGAGCTAGAACCATTACTCTACCCGCATCACCTGCGGCAGGGGATGAAGTAACTTTCTTAGATTCAGAAAATACTTTTGACTCTAACAATTTAACNGTAGCTCGTAACAGTTCCAATATAAATGGTGCCGCTTCTAACCTTGTAGTAGCAAATGAAAGAGCAGCTTTTACTTTAGTTTATTCTGGAGATGCTACTGTAGGTTGGCAATTTAAAAATAGAGATCAATCGTTACTTAGTGGTGCAAATATTCTTTTAGATACGGGTGGTGACATTATCTTAGACGCTGATGCAGGAAGTGTTAAGTTTAAAGATGGTGGTACAGAAATCGGTAAATTTAACGCTGGTTCAAGTAATTTTATAATGCAATCATCAATAAGTGATAAAGACATTATTTTTAAAGGTACTGACGGTGGTTCTGTTATTACCGCACTAACGTTAGATATGTCAGCAGCAGGTGCTGCAACCTTTAACAATGATGTAACTGCATTTTCTGATGAAAGATTAAAATCAGACATTGAAACTATCGATAGTGCTTTAGATAAAGTTACTAATATGCGTGGCGTTACCTTTGATAGAGACGGTAGAAGAGGAACTGGTGTGATTGCTCAAGAAATGCAAAAAGTAATGCCAGAAGTAGTACATGATGAAGGCGAGTATATGTCAGTTGCTTACGGCAACCTTGTTGGTGTTCTTATTGAAGCAGTTAAAGAATTAAAAGCTGAAATAGAGGAACTCAAACATGACCATAAAGAGTAGCGGTTCTAGTCTAGCAATATCCGAAATAGCGGCAGAATTTGGTGGTAGCACTCCACATTCTATGTCCGAGTATTATCGTGGTGGCAGCAATGTACCTTCAGCTTCAAGCACCTCAGGTATTGCCGCATCAGGTGCAATTACCATGTCAAGTTTTTACGGCACTTCTAACCGTATCGGTATTACATTAACTATTTCAAGTGATACTGCTAATTACAATATTTACAACAACAGAGGTGGCACTTATGCTGCGGGTCTGAGTGATGTAACCTTAGTAAATCAACTGGCACCGCAGCCGTAGATACGGGCACAGGATGGACTAGCGGTGATGTAATTACGATTGATAATAATTCAACCATTGTCGGCGATGGCGGCAACGGTGGTACTGGAGCGTCAAGAAATAATGATACTGTAACTTCAGCAGCAACAGCGGGTGGTGCTGGTGGACACGCTATTAATATTCAGTTCGCAACTACCATTGATAACACTGGCGGAACTCTTTCTGGCGGTGGTGGCGGTGGTGGCGGTAGTGCTGGTGCAACGGCTTCAGCAGGTTTAAAAGGTAGCACAGGTTACCACGTTGGTG